TACAAGCCTGGTGAATACCTTGATCAGGGAACTGAAGTCGATTTTCAGACGGCATTAAGTTTCTACAATGAAAATCTCAAACTTGCAAAAATTTCTAATAACTGAAAGGAGTACTTATTATGGGTGGTTCTGGTTCTAGTTCTGGCAAAGGCGGTGGCGGAGGAGGAGGAAAGGCTTCTGCAGCACGTGCAGCAACAGCAAGAGAAAATGCACGTATCAAATCTCAAGAGGCAATGCGTGCAGATGATAGAGCAGAAGCCTTTGAAGACTATTCTACCAATATCAGAAGCATGAAAGGTGTAAGCTCTGTGGCAAGAGATGAGGTAGTCTCTTTCACAAGAGATGTTGGTGGCAAATCACTGCAATCTGCTGAAGTTGATACAACAAGACGAGGGTATTTCAGAGTTGAATTTGGATATCCAAGTGGTGGTGGCTATGAAAGTTGGTGGCAAAGATCTTAGACTGGTCGGAACAAAAGAGAATCCCTGGAAACGTCCTCAACGGACACGGAGATAAAGTCTATGGCACTGACAAATTTTATCAAACTGTCATCTGAGCAAATTCAGACTCTTCAACGTCAAACTGCTATTCCATACTTCATCTACAATGAAGAGATCTCTGGTATCTATGGATCTGCGCTCCTTGCTGAGCTTGGAAGTCTCATCAAATACTATGAGATCTATGAAAAAGGAAGCTCTTTTGCGACTGAGGGTAGCAACGGTGACTACACTCCCAGTCAGCTTCGGTACAAGAAAATCCATAGCTTGATTGACAAAGAAGCACGATTCCTGTTTGCAAAAACTCCAGATTTTTGGATTGATGCTGAGATGGACACTGAACTGTCTCAGACCCAGAAACAGCAGCTCAAGCAGGAACAAACAATCCTACAGAACCTGGTTGATGCAGTCATCAAGGAGAATAAAGTTTCTTCGAAGCTCATCAAAGCTGCAAAAGACTGCTTCATCGGCAAGCGTGTTGCTCTGTTCATCAACTTCAATGAGAATGGCATCAAGATCACATTCAATCCATCTTTGGAGTTTGTTTTTGAAACAGACCCAGAAGATATCGATGTGATCACCAAACTCGTGTCCTTCTACACTACTGTAGATTCTTCTGATAAAGCTCAGCAGCGCATCTACAAGAAGAAGTATTACATGGGTGAGGACAAGATGTGCCACATCGTAGAGGAGCTCTATGATGGCATGGGCAATGTCGTAGAAACAATCACTCCTGACACAGCTACACGGTTCTCTTATATTCCTGCTTTTGTCATCATCAATGATGGCTTGAGCGGTGATATTCAGGGTGTGTCCGAGGTTGATCAGCTGGATGAATATGAGCAAGCGTATTCTCGTCTGGCAAACGCTGATCAGGATGCTGAGCGAAAGGGTATGAATCCTGTGCGCTATGCTATCGACATGAACCCAAAAACAACTCAGGGTCTGTCTACAGCAGCTGGTGCATTCTGGGATCTGGCATCTGACGATCAGGGTGCTTCGGAGAGGGTTGGTACAGTTGGTGTTTTGTCTGCTCCTATGGAGTATACAAACGCTCTAACAACAACCCTTAACCGAATCGAAAATACCATGTATAGTCAGATGGATATGCCCAATACAAGCCCAGAAGCTCTTCAGGGTGTTGTATCCAGTGGCAAAACCCTGAAAGCTATCTATTGGGGTCTGATCGTTCGTTGTGACGAGAAGATGCTGGCTTGGAGACCTGCCTTGGAATCCATGGTGAGAACAATCATTGAGGGTTCCAAGCTCTATCCTGAGTTCTGTTCTCGATACACCGATGGGGAAGCAGTTCCTGACATTAAATACTCTATCAGGGTCGACAATCAGTATCCACTTCCTGAGGACGAAGCCGAGGAGAAACAAGTTGATCTAGCTGAAGTAACTGCTCAGACAATGAGCAAGAAAGCCTACATGGTCAAGTGGCGTGGGCTGACTGATGATGAAGCTCTTGATGAGCTGAAGCAGATCGCTCTCGAACGTCAGCTCCTGGAGGATAGTTTCATGCCCACAGAACAGACCAAGCCACAGGATGAGGGAACTGGTCAGGAGGAAACAGAACCCTCCACAAAGGAGCCAAATCCTGCTGATGATGACACTACTCCAGAGGGTGTATAATAAGGAGCCACGATTATGTCTACCAACTTTGATGTATCAATGAGGAGGGGCATGACTCGTGGCTCCTCTTCTCTTTTGAATCTCAAAAGCGCAGAAGAAGTACGATTGAATGTATCAATCAAACAGCAGAAAGAGATTCGAGATATGTACAAACAGCTGGCTCAGCAAGCACGAGAACAAGCTGAAAAGCTCAACGGCAAAGACAATATCAGTTCTACACTGAGGCAAGAGTACCTTAACCAGTTGGCTGGTCAGCTCACAGATGCCAGTGATGAAGTCAATCAGAAGATCAATCGGGTCATTCGGTCAAATATGAATGTAACTGCTCAGGGAGTTGTTGATGCTCAGCGGAAATTTCTATCTAAGATTGGTATGTTTGGTGCTGAAGGTGCATTCTCTCATGTGCCAAACGAGATTGTCACAAGCATTGCTACAGGCAACATCTATGACGACAATTGGAGTCTTTCAACAGCAATATGGGGTATGTCTAAGAAAACCCATAGAGATATTGACAAGATCATTGCTGAGGGTGTCGCACTGAACAAAAGTGCCTATGACATAGCCAAAGATCTTGAGCGATATGTCAATCCTCTGGCTCGAAAAGAGTGGGACTGGAGTAAAGTATATCCAGGTACAAACAGAGTCATTGATTATAATGCTCAGCGCCTGGCACGAACCTTGGTTGCTCATGCTTATCAGCAAAGTCTGGAGAAAACCTGCGAAAAGAATCCATTTGTTACAGGGTACAAGTGGGTGTCTGCCAACTCAGATCGAACTTGTGAACTCTGTAAAGAGCGAGATGGTCAGATCTATGCAAAAGGGGATCTGCCACTTGATCATCCAAATGGCCTGTGTACATTTATTGCTGTTATTCCAGACAGCATGATGGATATCTCGAATCGTTTAGCAGATTGGGTGAAAGGAAAATCTGATTCTGCTCTGGATGAATTTGCAAAGTCTTTGAAGAAATAATTTCAAAATACTCTTTACATTTCTGTACAGATGGAGTATAATAAAATAGAGTCTATTTGGAGGACTTATCATGAAACAAAATCGTTGTAAACATGATGATTGCTTTACTTGCTCATATCCTGATTGTATTGCTGGAGTTTCTCACCTCAAGGGTAAAATGACTCCAAAAGAATATGACGGGAAGAAAGGTGGATACACTCCAAAGCAAGGTTATAAACAACCTTATTGTTACAAAGGACTCAAAGAAGGATGCTGATCTCGTGCTTTGGCACGTTTTGATGGTTCGGTTCACCAGCTTGGCGAACAGAAATTCAAGCTGGAATAATGCACACCGGATGCATTCTTTTCCGGAGATAGGAGATCACAATGCGCAAACTGACAATGTTTGGGAAACCTTTTCTGTTCATGATGGCTCCAGATGGGGCTGGTGCAGGTGCTCCTGCTGGTGGTGATGGTTCTAGTGGCGCTGGCGCAAGCGGTACTGGTACAAATTCTAACACTGGCGAGGGTTCTGGACAGGAAGGAAACAAAACCTTTACACAGGAAGACATCAATCGGATTGCTGCGAAAGAGAAAGCCGAGGGTCGTCGTGCTCTGCTGAAAGAGCTGGGCATCGAGGACACTGAGGATTCTCGAAACGCCATCAAGAATTATCTTGCTCAGCAGGAAAGTCAGAAGTCTGATTTGCAGAAAGCCAACGACCGAGCCAGCAAAGCTGAAAAAGCCAAGGCTGATGCAGAAGCCAATGCTCAGGCCATTCAGCGAAAGTATGATGCCCTGGCAGCTGGTGCAAAGGCAGACACCATCGATGACCTGATGGCTTTGGCAAGTACCAAGGTCAACGACAAAACTGACTTCAAAGCTGCTCTTGAGCAGGTGAAAAAAGCATATCCTGTGTTCTTCAATGAAGCTACTCAAACAGGTACAGTTGGCACAGGGCGATCCACGAACCCTGCGAGAAACACCAATGGTCACCAGATGTCTATGGGTGAGCGACTGGCCAAGTCTCGTATGGGTGACACCCAGGTAGAAAGTCCATTTTTCAAGAAATCTTTTTAAGGAGGAATAAAACATGCTGAATCAGTCTGGAATCACAACTAAAACAGCAACCACTCCCAAGAGTATTCTCTGGGCTCCGGAAAATGCCATTGCCTTTTCTTGTGTCGTTGCAAAGGACAAGAAGCTGCCGGCTGGCACTCCGATCGCTGGTGATCTGACTGCCCGAAACACTGGCTTCACAGCTGCAAAGACCACTTCTGGCGCTTCCGATGCCGTTGGTCTGCTGCTGCACGAGGTTGATGCTTCTGGCGCAAAGCAGAACGGCACTGTTCTGGTCGCTGGTGTGGTAGACCTTAACAAGCTGGATTCTGCCACCCAGGCTCTGATCACCGCAGAAGTCAAAGCTGCTCTGAAGCACATCATTTTTGTGAAGTAAAAGTCTTTACAACAATGTAACCAACAAATACAAGGAGGAATACACATATGACAATTTTCGAACTTGTCACTGCCAGTGAGCTGGTTGCCTATTGGAACACCATGGCAAATCAGCGTGGCCCATATCTGGGTGAGTCTCTGTTTCCCGCTCGCAAGAAGCGTGGTCTGAACCTGAAGTGGATCAAGGGTTCCAAGGGTCTTCCCGTCGTGCTGAATCCCAGTGCCTATGATGCCAAGGTCAAGATCCGTGACCGCATCGGCTTCAGCACTGTTTCGACCAACATGCCATTCTTCAAAGAAGGTGTCCTGATCGATGAAGAGACTCGTCAGGAACTGAACATGGTTCTGGAGACCAACAATCCTGCCTATGTGGATTCGGTCATGAACAATGTTTTCGACGACGAGACTCGACTGCTGGAAGGTGCTCGTGCTCAGCGTGAGCGCATGCGTATGCAGCTGCTGACCACTGGTCTGATTGCTATCAGTGCCAATGGCCAGGACTACAATTACGACTATGGCATTCCCAGCACACACAAGGTTCAGACCACTACTCCTTGGTCCAATCCTGCTGCCGACATCATGGGTGATATCAAGACCTGGCAGGATCTGATCGAGGACGAGACTGGTGTTCGTCCTACTCGTGCCATCTGTGATCGTGCCACTTTCAACTACTTCCTGAAGAATGATGCCATCATCAAGAGCAACTTCGTTCTGTCCAACGGCCAGGCCGCACTGAACGAGCCTATGGTTCGTCGCTATCTGCAGGAGAACTTGGGTCTGACCATTGAGGTCAACACCAAGAAGTTTGTTGATGAAGCTGGTGCAACCAAGCCGTTCATCCCTGCAAATACCTTTACCCTTATTCCTGAGGGTGATCTGGGCAGCACCTGGTTCGGCACTACTCCTGAGGAGTCTGATCTGATGGCTGGTCAGATTGGCAACAGCACACAGGTGGCTATCACTGACACTGGTGTTGCTGTTGCTACCCATGGTCAGTTTGATCCGGTCAATGTTGAAACCAAGGTCTCTATGATTTGTCTGCCCAGCTTTGAAGCTGCTGATCAGATCATCATCGCTGATGTTTCTCACTCCGGCTAATGATCGGAGGTGACTTGAATGATCACTATCCGCAAAGGCGATCTGACCGCCAAAGTTTCTGCTGGTGCATTTGAAGCTATCTTCAAAGACCAGGGCTGGTCTACAGACGACCACAAGGAGCCCATCATCTCTGGTATGAACCTGCCTGACCCAGATCAGGAAGACGTCCTGGAGGACGAAATTACCAATGAAGATGAGGATCTCTCCGAACGTCCACTCAGCTCCTTGTCTCTGGGTGAGCTTCGCCAGCTGGCAGAACAGTATGGCATTGATGCCGAGGGTATGCGCTCCAAGCGTGACATCAGAAATGCAATTCGTGAGGCAATGAACGAGGAGGACTGAAATGGCTGCAGGCATTGAAGAACTGAAGATGATCTGTCGTGAAGAAGATGTTCCGTTCTTCAGTGATGCGGAACTTCAGTACCATCTGGACCGTGCTGGCGGAGATGTTGATTTGGCTGCATACAACTGTCTTTGCATCAAGGCAGAAGATACAACCTTAACCATAAATGGCTTGACTACTGCAGATAGTAGCAAGTATTTCCGTCGCATGGCTTCTAGATATCGACCCACGAACAGTGGAATCCTCACGGGTGATAACTGATGAAGACCCCAAAGTTTCAACCCCATAAAGTCAAGCGAATGATTGACACTCTTGGGGTTATGTACCAATTCAATCGTGACAGGCTAAACAAGTATAAAGAATCTACTGGCGAGCAAGAGCTTATTGCTGAGCTCAAAGGTGTGCTTCATTCTACTGCTAGCTATGTCACGAAAACAGCTACAGATGGTTCCACAATTACTGCAAAGCAATCTCCCCAGATCCTAACAAATGACCCAAAAGCAAAACTCTTGCATATTGATGACAAAGTCATCATTGACAATTGTACCTACAAAGTCACAGGTGTCCTTGACATCAATATGCTTGGGTTGGCTTTTGATATATCGTTGGAAGTGATCCTATGGCAGGTATAAAGTTTGATGCTGAGTCTTTGTTGAACGCTCTTCAAGGAGCTCCTGATAAAGCGGATGACGCAATACGAATGTATGCAGAAACTGGAGCACTCAAGCTTCAAAACTATGCCAAAGAGCACCGAAGATGGACTGATCGCACTGGAGCAGCTCGGCAGCGTCTAAAGGGTGATGTCCTTACAGTAGCAACTGGGTATAAACTGCGACTGGCGCACGGTGTTGATTATGGTATTTGGCTGGAATTGGCCAACGAAAAGAGGTTTGCAATAATTCAAGACACCATCCGAGAAGTTGGACAAAATGAAATTCTGCCAGGGTTTGAAAACCTTTTGGACAGATTGAAATAAAGGAGTGACACGCCATGGCTGGTGAAACCCGATATATGGATATCTATGATCACTTGGTTGCCAAGGGTTTTGATGTCTATACTCCGGCTCAGCACAAAGGGGAGTGTGTCACTCCTTATATTGTTGTTAAAGGAGCCGGAATGAATCAAGCTGGGAAATATTCGTCTAACCAGTATTTGTATGACATTCTTTGCTATGTACCCAAAAACGACTACACATATCTCGAGAAATATGTTGAGCTGATGGAAGATGCTATGCGAGAGCTGAAACCTATGATCCGGCCAATGCACTATCAAACAGCTCCATACTATGATGACTCTGTCAAGGGTCATATGGTATCTGAACAATATTGTAACTATCGACGAATGAAATAACTTTACAAGGAGGAAATAATTATGGCTACAAAAAAGGGCAACGAAGTTGCAACCATTGATGTGGCAATGGTCACATGCAAGCCCAAAGGCAAGACTGATGAGATCGCCTTAACAACTGCTACAGAAGTTGGTCTGTCGGTTCAGTCCGAGACTACTGATGCTGTAAAGCTGATTGTCAAGGGTGTTCTGATTGCTCAGAAGCGTGAGCAGGTCACTATCACTGGCAATACCATTACTCTGACCGATAATGTGTTCAATGCTGAGCTGGTGAAGATCCTTCAGGGTGGCACCATCAAGTATTGGACTACTGCTGAGCAGACTGCAGAGGGTGATACTGATGCTGGCTTTGGTGTCAGCAGTTATACACCACCTGTCGCTGGCTCCAAGGAAGAGGTCGATGAGTTTGAGTGCAACATCTACACCGCCATCTATGACGCTGCTGGCCTGATCACTGGCTATGAGAAGTGTGCTTATCCGCACTGCAAGGGTGTTCCCGTTTCTTTCAGTGCCAAAGATGACGAGTTCCGTGCACCAGAGTACACAATCAACAGCGCTCCGGCAAATGGTGAACCACCGTACAAGATCACCTATGTCAAACAGCTGCCAACAGTGGGGGAGTAAACAATGGAAGTAACAAGTCTTGAAGCTCTGAAGAACTATTCTATGGGTCAGCTGGTGGAACTTCCACCTTTTGCTGAGGGTCAGTCTTTTGTGGCTCGTCTGAAGCGCCCATCTATGCTTGCTTTGGTTAAGGCAGGTCGAATTCCCAACTCTCTGCTGCAGTCGGCCAATACTCTTTTCATCAATGGCACTATGGATGAAAAAAACAAAGGTGCTATGAGTGATGTCATGGAGATCCTTGATGTGATCTGTGATGCTTGCTTCGTTGAGCCTACTTACCAGCAGATCAAAGATGCTGGCATCCAGCTGACTGATGATCAGATGATGTTTGTGTTCTCCTATTCTCAGCGAGGTGTCAAAGCACTTGACCCATTTCGTGAAAAGTCCGAGAATACTGCAGCTGCTGGGAGTGGCACAGAGGTATAAAGTCAGACCCTCCCAACTCTTGGGGGATCTGGATGAATACACTTCTTATTGTTTTGATGAGGCATGTGTTTTGATCATGTCTCATCTTGACAATAAAGAAGAGCCAAAGTTTGTTACACATGTAAAAACTTTGAGCAGTTTGTATGCAAAATATGAGTGATTGGAGGTGGTTCTTTGGCTCTTGATTTGGGTTCTGCAGTTGGTTACCTGTTGCTTGATACAAGCAATTTCAAGAAAGGTTTAACAACTGCATCGCAAGACATGCAGACATTCTTTGACAAAAGCACAAAAGCTGGAGACAAGATGACTGCTCTTTCCTCTGCAATGGGGAAAGTCGGGTCTACCTTAACAAAGACCGTGACACTACCTCTTGTTGGTCTCGGCACACTTTCAGTAAAAACAGCTTCGACTTTTGAGTCTGCTATGTCTCAGGTTCAAGCAACAATGGGTCTTACTGCTGATAGCACTTTTGAATTGAATGGTCAGACAGTAAACACTATGGACTCCTTGAGCTCCCTGGCAAAACAGATGGGTGCTGAAACAAAATTCTCTGCGACTGAAGCAGCTGAAGCTATCAACAATATGGCTATGGCTGGCTATGATGTCAATGAGATCTATGGTGCCTTGCCTGAAGTCTTAAATCTGGCTTCCGCTGGTGCCCTTGATCTGGACTATGCTACTCAGCTTGCAGCCAACGGTCTGAATGTCATGGGCTATGGCACAGATCACTTGTCTGAGCTGTCAAATAAGTTGGCTGTTACGGCATCCAGCGCCTATGGTTCTGTCTCCGATTTTGGTGAGGGACTTCTGGTTGCAGGTGGTGCAGCAAAATCTGCAAATCTTGGCTTCACAGATATCTTTACCGCCTTGGGTATCCTGGGTGATGCAGGTATTTCCGCAGCAGAGGGTGGTACAAAGCTCAGAAACGTGATCTTGAGTTTGTATGCTCCTACAGATGTAGCTGCAGAAGAACTGAATACTCTTGGTATTCAAACTAAAGATGCAAACGGAAATGTCCGTGACTTCCAGGATGTTCTTAAAGATTTGAGTGGCGCTCTTGATGGGTTGTCTGAGTCTGATCGACTCAATGCCATCAACACCATCTTTAATAAAGCAGATATTGCTGGCGTCAACGCACTTCTTTCCAATTGTACAGATCGTTGGGATGAATTGAGTTCCACAATTGACAATGCCGGTGATGCTGCTGGGCAAATGTCTGAAACCCAATTGAACAACCTTAACGGTCAGCTGACCATTCTTAAATCCGGTCTTGAGGGTCTGGCAATTGCATTTGGTGAGGCACTTCTGCCTCTTGTTAAAGATATTACAGCATTTGTTCAAAATGTTGTAACGTGGTTGAACAACTTGAACGACGAGCAGGTTCAAACTATTGCAAGAATTCTTGAAGTTGCAGCAGCTGTTGGCCCACTACTGTTGATTGGCAGTAAAGTTGTCGCAGGGTTGAACAGTATTGCTGCTCTTATTACAAACTTTGCACCATTGGTTACTGCTTTTGGGTCTACAGTCGCTGGTCTTGCAGCTCCAATACTTGCTGTCATTGCTGTCATTGCTGCATTGAAGCTGGCTTGGGACACCAACTTTGGTGGAATGCGGGATACCTTAACAGAGTTCATTGACACAGTCACTGATAGAGTTACTGTTATTGCTGAATTCTTACAGACCATCTTTACAGCTTTTATGGGTGTTCTTACAAACATCTGGCAAAGCAATTGGATGAATATCCAACTGATCTTTGAAGATGTTTGGAATATCATTCAAACTGTTTTTGGGTCTGTTATTGCGGTCATCACCAATGCATTGTCCCTTTTCTTAAATGTCATTACAGGAAACTGGAGTGGTGCTTGGGAAAATATCAAATCTATATTCAGTGCAGTTTGGGATGCAATTGCCTCTCTATTGACCTTTGCTCTTGATCTGATTCTAAACACTTTTGTTGTAGTCATACCAAAGCTGTTTATGGCAGCAACAAATGCTTGGAATTCTATCAAAGACGCGTTCTCCCAAGTCTGGGATGCAATCACAAGCTGGTTTGGTGAAGCAATCAATGATCCTGTTGCGACTGTTGAAAGTATTGCCGGAGCTTTGTTTGATGCTGGTGCAAGCATCTTCAATTCCCTTTGGGATGGACTTAAGAGCATCTGGGAAGGAATTAAATCCTGGGTTGATGGATGTGTTCAATGGATCAGTGAAAAAGTTCAATTCTGGCGAGATCAAAGTAACAAAGTTGTAGGATCTGGTGGATCCAATGGTTCTCATGCGAGCGGTCTTGACTATGTACCATTCAATGGTTACAGAGCCACTCTTCATCAGGGTGAACGAGTTCTCACTCAGGAAGAGAACAAACGCTATAATGATGGATACAGATCTGGTGGAGACACATTCAACTTCTACAGCCCAGAAGCCATTGATGCAGTTACTGCTGCTCGTGAATTCAAAAAAGTTCAGCGACAACTCGCTGAGGGTGTTTCGTGAGGTGATCATGTATGGTTGATTCTATTGTACTTGTCAATAAAAATTTTAACAACCAGAACACGGTCACAGAGCTTCCAATCAATCAAAACAACAGAAAATACGTGTTGGACTCTATTGATTGGGGTGCTATTCAGAGCTCTCGAAAAACTTATAAATTCATCAATCAGATTGGTGTGTATGTAACTGGCACAACCCTTGAGTCTCGTGATATTGCTATCACAGGCTGGGTTGTGGCAGACACATTAGAACAGATGAAAGAGAGAAAAAGATTCCTTAACAATTTCGTGAACCCATTGCAACAGCTCACCTTGATCTATAACGATTATTCTATAGATGGTATTCCTGATACCACTATAAAATATGGAACAGATTACAGAGACAACAATGAGGTTCTTTGTAAATTTGTTATTGATCTTTTCTGTCCTGACCCATTGTTCTATACTTCTCGAGCAAAACAAGCAAACATTGCTGACTGGTTGCCAAAGTTCCATTTCCCCTTGATCATTCCTCAGAATGAGGGTATTATCATGGGTCTTCGTTCTCCGTCGGTTATTATCACAGTAAACAACCCTGGTACAATAGAGACAGGTATGACTGTGGTATTTCATGCACGAGGTACAGTCGTAAACCCATATCTTATCAATATCAATACCCAAAAACAAATCAGATTTGATCACACCATGGAACCTGGTGAGACACTGGAAGTTACAACACATGTCAATAGGAAATCTGTAAAGAAAACAAGTGGTGGTGTAACAACAAATGTGTTTAACTATTTGGACTTTGAAAACAACGAGTTCATTCAGCTTGCTCCTGGTGACAATTATCTTCGCTATGGTGCATCTGATGGTATGAGTAACCTGGAAATCCGGATCGAGTACAGACCACAATATCAGGAGGTGCAGGAATAATGGACTTCTATGTCTTTGATTCAAACTACACTCTTCTTGGTATTCTAACGAGTCCAATCTCTGTAACCTATACAGAGAAGTACAATGATCTTGGTGATTTTCAGGTGAACTTGCCAGTTGATGAAATCAATCGAGATCTCATAAAATCTGACAACATTATTCTCTTTGACAAGGAGAAAGGAATCGCAGGTATTATTGGCATCATTTCTACTGATGGTGAGACTGATGAAACACCTCAGATTGTTGCTAAAGGTAAACTCATTGAAGAGTACATTTATCGTAGAATTTGTTGGGGTCTGTTTACTATAACAGAAACACCTGAGAATATCATCTGCAATATGCTGACAACTCAGGTGATCTCCCCAACTGATTCTGATAGAGCAATTGCTGATATTGTGCTTAAAGAATCCGCTCTTGCAGAGACACAAAAAATCTCTTATCAGAATACAGGTGGCAATGTTGGTGACAATATTGCCAGTATCTGTGCATCGAGTGGTCTTGGGTTCCGGCTCTCTTACCATCCTGGGGACAAACAAATGTTGTTTGAACTCTATGAGGGTAATGATCGAACAATTGAGCAGCGAGTATTTCCTCAGGCTCTATTCAGCACAGAGTATGAAAACATTCTATCAACCAGCTACAGCCTTAACACCCAGGACATGAAAAATGTTGCCTTGGTTGCTGGTGAAGATTCTGGTACAGATAGAAAAACAACTTCTGTTGGTGTTGCTTCTGGAAAATCCCGCAGAGAATACTTTGTTGACGCAAGAGACATTCAAAGTACGAACTCGGATGGAATGGCAATTTCAACAGAAGACTATATTGCTCTGCTGAAGCAAAGAGGAACAGAAAAACTTGCTGATGTTAGAGAGTCTCAAAGTTTTGATTGTACGGTCAACACAGTTGGCAATATTCAGTATGGTCAAGATTATTTTTTGGGTGATATGGTCACTATTTATGATTCCTTGCTGAATCTTCAATTGAATGCAAGAATCTCTGAAGTTCAGCATGCATTCACCTCTTTCGGTGAAGAACTTTATATCACATTTGGATTTGGTCCAATGACTCTTGCAAAAAAACTTCGCTTGAAAGGAGTGTGAAGATATGTCTGAAAAAAGTGCATTTTTTAATGCCCAGTTGGATGCAGACACTGGTGAATATGACCGAACATATCTTGCGGAAGACTTTGCTGCATATTTCAGTCGATTCATTTCCAACGGTGTGTTTCCAAACCCAAGTACAGGCTTGCAGGTTGTAGCTGCTGCTGTCCCCAATATGACAGTAACAATGAATATCGGCTATGCCTATATCAATGGTTACACATATGAGAATACTGAAAGTTATACATTCAACATTGATGTTGCTGACGGTGTTCTGAGCAGAAAAGATGCTATCTTTATTCGGTATGATCTGGCAAATCGTGAAATCAAAGCTTATAAAGCCAAAGGCACACCAAGCTCTGCTCCTGTGGCACCAACTCCTCTTCGTACAGAAGACTATTGGGATCTCTGTGTTGCCATCATTCATGTTGATGGTGGTATTACAAAGATTGATCAGTCTCTGATCGAAGATACACGCATGAATACAAATCTGTGTGGAATTGTACATGGTGTTGTTGATCATATTGATACAACAACCCTTTACAAGCAAATTCAGCAGGATTTGCTGAATTTCCAAACCGTCAGTGAAGCAGAATTTGATACATGGTTTGCAACAATCAAAGACAAACTTTCTGGTGACACAGCAGCAAATCTTCAGAGTCAGATCACTGACCTAAACAGCGATCTTAGTTCTGCCAAAACTGATATCTCTAAAAATACAACTGACATTTCAAACCTGACAACAAAACTGAACCTTCTTGACCCAAACGACAAACGCACAGATGTATTTGCTGCAATGACCCATCGGTATTATGCAACGTTTTCTGTGTCCAGTTGGTCTTACAACAGTTATTATGGCTATTACAGCCAGACAAAAACTCTGTACTCTGACACTGGTGGTCCTGCAGTAACTTCTTCCAGCAAGATCATGTCTCCTGCAATGTGCAAGTCTTCCGGTGTTGAAGATACAGATGCAACTCTGAGAGAAAACCTGAGTATCATAAACAATGGCAATGGTACCCTTGGGTCTAACAACATCACAATGCATGTCTATGACAAACCGTCCTCGGATATCACAGTGTACTGGGAAATCAAAAAGCATATTTGATTGGAGGTATTCATTATGCGTTTCAAACTCAATGTTCCTGTTCGTTTTCGCAATCCTTGGTTTTGGGTCAGCCTTGTTGGTGTGATCCTCACAGCAATGGGCATCTCTCCTGAGATGCTCACAAGCTGGGATGCCGTTGGTCAGGCATTCAAAGACCTGATCTCGAATCCCTTCATGCTTTGCACAGTTGCAGTTTCTATCCTGGGTGTCTTTATGGATCCAACAACAAAGAGTATTGGTGATTCTGATCGTGCCTTGAGCTATACTTCTCCAGAATAACTCTTTACAATTATACAATATAAGAGTACAATATAGCTGGAAAGGAGGATGGCCAATGGATTGTAGTAATTGCCCAATGGAGCAGCGAATTGCAAGGCTTGAACAAGAGTTTGCTGCTGAAAAAGAACATTCAAGCAAAGCCAGACAAGCTATTTATGATAAACTTGAAAGTCATAAAACACAATTGGCTGTTACAGATGAGCGATACAAACAAATCCTAAATACCCTTAACGAGCTCAAATCTACAGTTGATGAGCTTGCTGATAATCCAGCAAAACACTGGGACACACTCATTACAACTGGCATAACTGCTATGTGCAGCGGAATTGTTGGGTATGCTCTGGCAGCAATGATAAAGTGAGGAGGTTTTTCCTTGGATCCAAAAATCACAGAGGAAATCAAGAAGCAAGAGGATGCTTTGGACCAGAGCATTGCTCTCAATAAGATCACAGTGATGCTTCTTGATGAACGCAAAAAGGAGCTCAAAAAAGTTTGGGTGTTCTTCTTTGTAGTTTGTGTAGCTTTTGTTGCACTTTTTGCCGTGTTTGCCTACACAACCCACAAAGAGAAGCAGGAGTTGATGGCTCAACTCAATGACACCCGTGTAGACTTCATGGAGTATTTGGACAGCATTGAGTATACAGTTACAGATGACTACTCTACAGAACAAAGACTTCAGATACATTGGTGACATGCTTGGGTATTCTGAAGTTACAATGAAGCGTTGGCATCACAGAATTCTCAAGAAGATCAATAAACTCCTATAAAATCAGATACTTTCACGACCGTTCACGGATACTCCGTGGGCGGTCTTTTATTTTATAATAAAATCAAAGGAAAGGGATCGTCTATGATATTTGATCGTGAAGATTTGATTCAGGAGCTTATGTGGGAATACAACTATGATCATACTGAAGCAAAAACCATAGTAGATAGCTACCTTAACAAAGGACAATATTACACTCTTATTGAAAAGCTCACAAAGAATCTTGAGAAAATAACAGAATACAAGGAGTGATTCACATGTTCAGTCCACAGTACTATGCGAATCCAGCTGCCTATGCAAGTCCCATGGGCAACCCAAGCACGATGCAGATGCAAAGACTGGCTCAGATGGAACAACAGTACCCACAGTTTGCTCAACAGCCTATGGGTCAGAATTTCACCCAGCAGCAAGCTCCGGTCTATATGAAATGTAGAGCTGTCACTTCTATAGACGAAGCAAAGGCTGCTATGATTGATCTGGATGGAAGTCTCCATGTCTTTACAGATATTCCACACAGAAAAATCTATACCAAACAGATCAACCTCGACGGAACTGCTTCTCTGAACATATACTCTCTGGAGGAAACTCCTACTCCGGTTCAGTCAGGAACCACAGTCCCGAACTCTGCAAAAGAATCTTCTGTTCCAGAGTCTATTTTCACTCAGACGATAAACTCTATACAGAATAGAATAAGCGCTCTGGAGGACAAATTTGAGCAAAGAGGTGATATCAATGTTCAATCCAATGCAAATGTTCAACCCAGGAAACGGTCAAAATCCAATGATGCAAGCAATGCAAATGATGTATAACATGCAGAATCCTCAACAGATGATGCAGAGTATGTTTCAAAACAACCCTCTCTTCCAGCGAGCACAGCAGATGGCACAGGGAAAGTCTGAACAGGAGCTTGAGCAAGTTGCTCGCAATCTCTGCCAGCAGCGCGGAGTTGATTTTGAAGCAATGAAACAACAGTTTCAGGGTATGATGAACAACACAAGGTAAACGCACAATCGGTGCTTTACAAATACACAATTCTATGAAGGAGGTATTCTCATGGGTATGGAAGGTTCTGGCGGCATGAGTCCCGCCGACGTGGTCGCTCTTCAGGGTCGTAACAATGACGGCATGTTCAGTGGCAATGGCACTTGGATCTGGGTGTTTTTCCTGTTCTTCCTGCTTGCTTGGGGTGGCAATGGCTTCGGCTTCGGCGGTGGCAATGGCCTGACTCAGGCTGAGCTCCAGGCAGGCCTTTACAACCAGACCACAGATGCGATGCTGCGTGATCTGTCCAATGGTCAGTGCACTCTTCGTCAGGAAGTTGCACAGAATCGTTATGACAACGCTCTGCAGATGCAGACACTGGGTTCTCAGATGCAGAATTGCTGCTGCGAAACAAATCGCAACATCGATGCTGTTCGTGCTGAGAACTACAAGAACACTTGTGAAATCACTACTGCAATCCATGCAGAGGGTGAAGCCACTCGTGCCCTGATCAACGCAAACACCATGCAGGATCTGCGTGACAAGCTTGCCGATCGGGATCGCGAACTGCAGACCGCGAATTTCCATCTGTCTCAGCAGGCACAGAATGCAACTCTGATCGGCACTCTGCGTCCGTTCCCGCAGCCAGCTTACATCACCTGCAGTCCCTACACTGCGATGAATGGGTATGGCGCTTGCAATGGTTGCACCTGCTGAAACACATCAAGAATAGGATAGTTCGGCTCAGACCGTTCCCTATTGATTCGAGGGTGGGCGAGAGCTCACCCTTTTTATTTATGAAAGGAGAATTATTATGATTGATTCTGTAAATGTTGCGTCTCAAACAGTCAATGTTGGCTCCCCAGTTCTTTTTGGATCTACCCGAATCAAGACTGGCTGTGCAATTCGCCACGAAGAGGGTTCTGGCCGTTTTGTTCTGCTGAAGCCTGGTGTCTATGAGATCAGCTTCAGCGCAAACATGACCTCTGCTGCTGCAGCCACAGCTACATTTAACATCACCCAGGATGGTGAGCAGATTGCTGGTGCAAAGATTGTCAGTACCATTGCTGCCGCTGGTGTGAACAATGTGTCCTGCACAACCCTTGCAAGAGTCTACTGCAGTGATGTCAGCTCCATCTCTGTCACCAATATCGGTGCTACAGCAATCGATGTGTCTGATGCCAATATGACCATCACTCGTCTCTGTTGATGAATCCAGATCAATATGGGTCTTTTGACAGCATAGCACTGTTTAATACTATGCTTGGTCTAATCAACATGGAAAAGAACAGTGCTCAGCAAAAACACCAAGAAGTTTTGGATGCAAAGCTCGATGAAATATTGTCTCATTTAACTGAGATAGAAAGGAGACTAGATCATGGCATATGATACAATGAAGACTTCTGAGTCTGAACGTGATTGGGATGTTTGCAAAGAAGCCTACGAAGAAATCAATGGTCGTCAGGTTACAGCGCTCATGTTTCATGACCAGATGGCTGACTTCTTTGATTTCCTTGGGTTGATGGGGTTCAAGCGGATGCATAAATATCAGTATGTTGCAGAATCTGCGGAGCACAGAGCAACAAAACGGTATTTTCTAAACCACCACAACAGGCTTTTGAGTGAAGAGCACATTGAAGACCCAGAAGTTATTCCTGACAGCTGGTACAAATACACCCGATTTGATGTCAGCACACAAGTTCGCAAACAAGCTGTGGAGACTGCATTTGATAAGTACAAGGAGTGGGAAACACAGACAAAAGAGTGCTATGAAAAGCATGCAAAAGCACTAATGGAAGCTGGCTATGTTGCAGACTTCATGCGTGTAGAAGAGTTGATCTGTGATGTTGATAAAGAACTCAAGCATCTTGAGCGCTTGACCATCACCCTGAAGTCTGTTGCATACGATGAAGTCTATATTGCAGAGCTTCAACACAGCATGCATGAGAAGTATAAAAAGAAAATAAAGAAAATTGGTGTCAGCATTTGCTGATACAGCTAGTTCCCTCCCAATCGGGAGGGAATTTTTATTGCAAATTTTGAGAAAAATTGCAAAAACCTCTTTACAATTATGCAATAAGAGAGTATGATAATACTTGTAAAGAAGATATGAATACACGGAGGGTTCTACAATGACTACTACACAGAAATGGACAATCAAGAAACTTATTCATAGCATTAAGTACTATGATTTCTACACTTCTGCATATGAATTTAAGGAGCTCTCGGTTCATACAGATATTGTTTGCGGAAAACCTTTGGTCACACTCTATTGTGTGACTGGTCTCAAAGGTGATGAAGGAACTTATAATGAGCTCTTCGGTCGTACAACTCGTCAAATCTTCATTGGGGTCAATGGTGGTCTCACTTGCTTTGACAACAAGAAAAAGAACGGCAAAGCAACTCTTCACAGCTTCAAAGATATCATGCTGTATGGCTATTACAACTATTGATCTATGGAGGACAAGACAATGAAGACCATCAAAGTGTCTTACAGCTTCTACAAGAAGTATTTTCATGAATGCAAGACAGGAGAGTATGACTCTCAACGTAAAACCATCGAGATCGAAGTTCCTGAACGAATCAGATTTCCAAGGAATTGGAAAACCAATGGTGCTCATCGTTATACACCTGATGGAATTGAGATCTTCACTTATGGAAGTGGGTACTCCGAAAGTTATTATGTAATTGTCAGGTACAACACTCACCCAAAATCAAAGGTTCCATGTATTTGTGAACAACAAAAGCTCATAAACCCTGGTGTCAATGCCAGACAACAAGTTCTTGATACTGTTGCAGAGTTCTCAAAAATTCCTAATATTGTTCACAGCTTTTTTGAACCAAAATAACAAAAGGACGGGATCAATTCCCGTCCTTATTTTTTGTGATATACTCAATCACATCTTGTTTTGATTTTAATGCAGCAAGGATCTGTCGATCTTTGCTGGGCTTCTTTGGCATATCCGCAATAATATGGTAATAGACAACAGGTCTTGTTTGTCCTGGGCGATGAATGCGCTTCTTGCTCTGTAAATACATAGCCAGACTTATGTTAAGGCTGTAGTATATACAATATCTTGCACGAGTTAGATCAATACTCTCACTGCCAGATCTGTACTGGACGGCAATGACCTCAGCATTTCCAGACTTCCATTTTGCCATTGTGTCCATGACACCAGAGACTTCAGTGTATCTTCTATTGAGCTTTTTGCAGACCGCTTGAATTTCATCAAAGTCATGTCGAAAAGTGGCGAAAACAACGACAGGCTCGTCCTGTTTGAACCCTGAAAGAATATCCTCAAGAACCTCAGCTCTATCGTGATCAATGACCTCGACAGCCTTGAATCCCTCTGGGTCTTCTACAGGGATAAACCCTGAACAAACTTGCTGAAGCCGGAGAGTCTTGCTGATGACTGCCTTGATCTCTGTTGCACCAGATTCACTTAAATACAACCCATCATCTTCGAGGTCATGATAGACTTTCTGTGCCGCACGAGACATGGTGAAACTGCGAATTATGTTCAGTCGCTTTGGCAGTTCTACAGAGGATTCAATTGTGAATGCACAAGAAAACATCTTTTCTTTCAGATCATCCAGATTTTTGTATGGCTGTTTCTTGTTAAGGCAAGTATAACCAACCTTTGCAGTCCTAACGATGTCTACATTTTGATACTTCTCTTTGAAGTCTGAGAAACTCGTCCCAAAGATTCTTGGGTCCAAGAATCTGTACTGAGCATATATGTCCATGGGATTCTCTGCCAGAGGAGTACCTGTTACAAGGAATCTGTGAGGAACAATCTTAGACAATCTCCGCAAGCACATAGAGCATCTGCTTGATGGAGTTTTGATTCGGTGACTTTCATCACAAATCACAAATTCAAGACCAGCACTTTTCCGAAACAAGGTTTTCTCAAACTCTGGTCGCCAGATACTTTCATAGTTCACGATGATTATCATGGGCTCCTCCTGGATCACCCTGGATCCTCGTGGAGCGAGTGTATTCAACAGCTGAACCTTTCTCTGGGTAGACAGGAAACGCACGTTGTGGATGAAATTTGGGCATATATCTGTGTGTATTTTGAACTGCTGCTCCCAGACTTCACAGGCTTTCGGTGGTGCCACAATTATTCCACGCTTCCACCCTTTGTTTACAATAAGATCCATCATCACTTTTGTTTTACCTGTACCTGGGTCTGTGTAAAGGGCACCACAATCTCGACCCATAAGATAAGACAGAGCCTTGAGCTGATGTGCCCAAGGCTTGGTCTTAAAGATGAATCCTTTGTATTTCCTCAGCATTCCTGGAACCGATCACGAAGTCGGCTCTCAATAGCATTCATCTTGGTGAGGATTGCTTCTCGTTCTTTAGGTGGCAGTGCCTTGCCCTCTTTACTGTTAAGGCGCTGACGCAACCTGCGAGATTCGATGTTGCTATAAAAAATTGGGTATTCCCGACGACAATATGGACATTTCAACATGTGCTCAATTACACCGTCGCCCAGTTTTTTCTCCTGTGGCTTGGAGCAGACAAAAGATTTTCCACAACCTTTGTCACAGATCACTTTAACAGATTCTTGTTGTTTCATTCATATGCCTCCAGCATGGATTCAATAGTTGTATTGTTTTTCGATGACGCGACAAAAGCAATCATCTTGTCACTGTACTCATGAAGAAAGTGAGGAAGAATTGAGCCATTCCTCCGGAAAACAAGTTTAATGTCCTCCATGGTGTATGCAACCATCACCAGAGCACCAGCTTTTTGCCAACGCAAAAGATCATACAGTTGTTTCTTGCTTGGTGTATTTCCATGGTCAGGAACTTTCAGCTCAATACGAAAAGACCTGCCATTGATACACCCATTGATATCTGCTCTGCCAGACTGAGCGCTATTTCCAGACACATTCTCAGCAAGGCACCCATTGATGCTGTTAAGGTATACAAGAGCCTGAGACTGAAAAGATGATTCCTTTGGCATATAGATCAAACTCCTTTCTTCAGAAACTCACAATAAGATTTGTGGATGGCAATGTTCAAGTCTTTGTGATTGACATCAAGTCTATGACACCAGTAGAGAAAATCCTGTTCAACTGGAATTGCCTTGTCATCAATGTAAAGGTCAGCGAAAACTTTCCTTGTATCATTGTTGTAAAGTGCAATCACCTCAGGAATATTTGTATTGATTGCATCAAATACAATTCCTTTCTGATGACAATAGGAGACAGCATCAATAAGATTTTTGCCATCTCGAGATGTCCAAAGAATGACTCGTACACCTTGTGCCTGAAGAGCTTTTACAAGGCTGAACATTTCCATATTGGGCTCCCCAATATCGGGGAATTTGTCTTCTACCAAAGTACCATCAAAGTCGATAGCAACAATCTTTGGCAGATCATTGTTTGTTTTGTTCATATTTTACAGTCTCCTCTTTCATGTGGAGGGAAGTCCAATTCTTTATGACTCCATCCATAGGAAGTGCAGCATGCCCAAGAGTTGGGCTGAATAGTTCAAAGTATCTATCTTGGTATGCAATATAGATTGCTTTTTTCACAGAGTCTACATCACTTTTTCGAGCCATTTTGAATGTAAGATCAAAATCTTCCTTGCACCACTTTCTGATCCAAACACTTATGTCAAATCCATCAGTGTTTGTAGCTTTTGAAAATGCATCCCAGATTTCAACAGGTACATAGCAAAAATGAATCCAAACGATTCCTCGATCACTTATTACCTTTGACAGAACTTTCCTGTACACTGCTTTCGAGTTTGGGCTTCTGTGTCTCATTTCCACCCTCCGGAGTCTTCTCGCCGTCTGGCAAGTTGCGCTCATAAATATGTAGTGAACCTGCCTGATGAGTGTATGTACCAACATCAACACCCAAAGTCATAGCCATCATCACTTGCATAGAGCAGAAGCTGAACATGTCATAGGGTACACCAGTCCAGACATCATTGGAACGCATAGTTGTCGTGAGGTTAAGGCGACCGTTACGAAGCAAAAACTGAAGAGACAACGTGCATGGAGTATCTTTTGTTGGCTCGCTCATGGGTCGAGGATTTTTGATCTGAATAACTGCCTGGCGACTATTCGGATCAGCTTTGAGACGGTCAATGACATCTTGCCACTGATCAAACCCATAGAAGTGCTGAATCTTGTGACCATAGCAGCTGTTGACCGTTTCTCCGTCATCACTCATACGGTTCCAAGCAGAGCTGAAAAGACCAATGTCTTTGAGCTTGTTAGACCCAGAGAGATACCACAGCAGTTCACCCACAGCATAACGCATGGGCATCTTTCGAGCTTCACTCTTGACAATCATACGAGTGGGATCCTTGACAACGGTAATGGCATTGATGATCTCAGCAGCTACAGCGCCATCACGAGAGGAAGCAGTTTTCTTATTCATACGGTGCTGAGCCAACAGAGCAGCGAACCAGTATTCCCATGCACAGTTGACATCATTGACAACTACATAATTGTCAATGTCAGCATCACCACACAGGCGATCACTCTTGTTGTAAAGGGATGTGAGCTTGTACTCTTTTACAACTTTATTGAAGTCTTCTACATTGAACAGCAAACCCATTTTAAGTCCTCCAAATCTCGATCTGAAGAGTTGAATTTCCCATGACCTCATCGAACCGTTTCATCAGTTCCTTCACAGGATACATAGGAGTTTCGTTGCGCTTGTTAAGGCGCTCTTCGATAGTCTTTTCTTGAGCGGTGACATAGATCACCTTTGCACCACGAGCAAGCATAGCAGTCTCTAAATGATAGAGATCTTCCTTGCTCAGTTTCCGATCCTCTGGGGCTTGATAAACGAACTGACCATAACAAAACCGATCAGCAATTACATTTTTATCAGTCGCTGCATCGAGAATGTGATGGAAATAGCGATAGTCGTTTGGAGTATCCTTTGTGCAATGGATAATACGTGCGTTGAGAATTCTTGCGAGCTTTCTGGCGATAGTGCTTTTGCCAACGCCATCAACTCCCTCCAATACAATGAGCATTATTTGCTCCTTTCTGCTGCCTTGCAGACAGCTGCAATGATTTGATTTTGTCTCTTCTGGGGCAATCTATAAAACATGTCTGTGTTCAACACCATGTAACCAGAACCCCAAGAGAAACACATTTGATCTTTGCCTTTGATTGGCTCCATCTATATGTTACTCCTCCCAAGGACGTTTGTAAAGAGTTTTGCACAAATGTTTATTGTTTTTCGAAATGCTTCGGGCATAATTCAAGATCTTGTCATTGGGTTCTGGCATATCCTCTTTGCCACGGCCATCAGGCAACAACCCAACACGATGACTCAAAGCGTTGCACCCATAGCAGGGCTTGAAGCTTCGTTCACCTGCATACAGCAGAATTCGAGCAGCCTCAAATCGTTTGCTGTACCAGATGTCCTCAATGCTTTGCTCCATGATGTTGCCAATTGGGTATTCACCACGGAAGTCATTACAGCAGATCGCCACAGAGCCGTCATAGCGGATCGCCAGTTCTCTGAAAGGACGAGCGCACCGTTTACCCTGATAAGACATATCGAGAGGTCCAGCTGCTCCACAATGGTTGCACAGATGACGATTGATAGCTTTCTCTTTCTGAATCGGAGGATTGAACAGCACTCGGAATCCATTTGCATTTGTACTGTACAAAGGAACTTTTGGTGCCAGATGCTCAATCTTCAGATCAGATACTTCCTGAAGAGCATCCTCAATCGTTCGAGCATCACCTTTGTCAGAGTAGTAGTCAATGATCAAATCGTTAAGGCCAGCATCTCTCAAAGCATAGACTCGATCAACAATTGTCTTCTGATCTGCTACCATACCAAATCCATTGACAATGCCATAGCCATTGCTCATCATGGACATGATTGCCTTGGGAAAAGCCTTTCTGAACATCTTTATGATTCTAACTGCATTAGAGTTAAGGGTTGGTTCCCCATGCATAGAGAAGATAAATCTGCTGTGCCAGCCAACACGTTTGACTTCTGCGATAATTCGCTCTGCAGTTTCTTTCTTCATGCGGTACCAAGGCTGAGTGCCTTTCTCTCGCATACCACGAAGACCACAGAATTTGCATCCCAGATTGCAACCCTCATTCAGCTCAATCTGAATAGAATACGGTGGACTCTGTTTTCTCACTTTTATTCCTCCCAGAAACATTTAATTCGTTTGCTGCCATGGATCTTATGATAGGCTGTCCAATTGATGTCACCCCACATATAGTCACCATCAGCATCTCTGAAGCTGGTTCGCAGATAGTCTCTTATTGGGTATTTTTGCAACATATTGTACTCATATCGGTGAAGCTCTTTCTCTGTCTCCGGAGTACGAATAACACTGTCACATTTCTCGCTCACATAATCGTATGTCAAACAAGGAATATTGAAGCAGTGGCCACCATTGGCAAGAATAACAGCACAAAATCCGATGTCATCACCGTGACGATCAAAGATCATATCACGATCAATTTTTGCTCTATAAAGACCCTTTACATTTATCAATGTAACCTGGCGAGGGGTTGGACCAGAGTCAACGATGTATTTCAGCTTGGAATTTTCAACATGCTGGGACATACGTTGACGACGAATGTTACCCAAATAAACCTTTGGATATGTCTTGAAAACTTCTTTGCCAATGACGCCAGCCATTGTCAAAACTTTTTGCTCAAGAAGAGAGTCTGCTTCTCGATCTGCATTGATAGCATGCTTTGAACAAGGACTTCCAGACCCAGAAAAACCATCATACATGTATGCCAGATTTCGAATATCATCGTCCATGTCGATGATCATTGAATATTTATGCTCAGCAGCATACTCATATATGAACTGACGAGTACTGGCCAACCCATTGATTGGCAGATGAAAGTCTTTTGCGATGGGTAGAATATGGAGATTTGGATTTGCCTTTCGATAGGCTTTTGCTTGCTCCGGACGAACAACAATATGAATCTTTTCGAGTGCTTCTGGCTCAAAGTTTTTGAACATTTCAGCAGTTACAAAATGAGGTCTGTTGTACGACGGAACGAAAATGTGAGGAAGCTGGTCTACAGACAAACTGTTAAGGCGTCTGTACATTTCTTGTTTTTTCATGACTGGTTCACCTCATAAAAAGTGCCCTCCCATGGGCTGAGAGGGCATTTCAGTGATCAGGATAGATTATTCCTCTTCCCAATCGTCATCGTCGTCCTCGTCATCATCTTCGACGGGTTCCGGCTTCTTCTTTGCTTTCTTGGCAGGTGCTTTCTTGACAGGAGCTTTCTTCTTTGGAGCAGGCTTTTCTTCCTCTTCCTCGGAGTCATCCTCATCTTCGTCCCAGTCATCGTCCTCATCCTCTTCCGGATCAGGCTTCTTCTTGGCCGGAGCTTTCTTTGCCACAGGCTTCTTCTTGGGCTTCGGAGCTTCCTCTTCTACTTCCTCCTCGTCCTCAGTGACATCCTCTTCATCGAAGCTGTCCTCATCCTCATCGTCATCATCCGACTTGGTTGCACCAGGCTTCAGATAATCGCTGACCCGAGCACGAATTTGGCCGTTGTACTCTTCGTGAGTGACATTGATGTTAAGGGTCTTGCCGATCATGTTGTCCAGATCAACAGCCACCTTGCCGTCACACTTCATGCCAATGATCTGCAGCAGAGACTTGAACTTCCACAGAGCCTTGTCGGTGAGAACAAGATTGTCAAATACTTTGACACCCTTGTCATCACCAGAGACAATCTCAAAGGCAACCTGCAGCATCGGGTCACCACCCTGAGTATTCTTCTCCTGGATATCGGAGATCTTGACATGATGAATACCCTCGCTTGCGCGCTGGAATGCCTCAACATTGGTAAAATCGATTTTAACTTTACGTGCCATGATAGATACCTCCAAAATAGTGTTGTTTATTTCCAAAGGCATTATGCCTGTTGGTCAGTAGATTCTTCTTGGTTAAGGCCAAGAATTTTGATGAGCTTCTGATATGTCAGGTCACGAACCTGCGCAGGAACTTTCAGATCCTTTGGCTTTTGCAGCTTGGTCCAGTAGTATGGATTCGGACCGATCTGACAGATGTAAGTTGCAATTGTTTTATCAACTCCGTCAACAGTGACTTCTTTCTTCTTGATCAGGGTGTGAAGCCCATAGTTAGACATGCCCTCAAGGTATGTTCGAGCACCCTTTGTTGTGCTTGGGTGAATATCAGGAAGAATCTCATCTTCCATACCCTCAAAGGAGTCACTGACTTCGTGACAGCTGGCAAGAACCCAACAATGCTCAGCCAAACGATGACAAAGACGAATGAGCTCTTCTGTTTCGGTTTTCAGATCACCCCACATCTGCTGGGTCATCTTTTTGTTCTTGTCAAGGGCATTTTCCTTGATCCAGATATTCGTGACCATAGAAAATGTATCAGCGAATACTGTCTTATATTTGAGCTTCCCATGTTCTGCTAAATCAATTAACTCCTTCAATACTGCAGAGAGCTCTGCAAGATTTTTGATCCGTAAAGCCTTGATACCTTTTTTGGATTTGATTGTATTGCTACCATCGTCACCTACTTGAAGATACAACATAGGCTTCGGGAAAGTAGAGCCCAATTCTGTTTTGCCAGAGCCGGACTTGCCATAGATCGTAACAAACTTATGCTGACCCAAATCAGCAATATCAACGACCTGAGAAAGATATCCCATATGTCACACTCCTTCAATGAACTTTGAGTCATCACGCTCATGAATTTCGTATTCACGGGCAATGAGATTATCAACATCTCCTTCGGTTAACTCTGTGAAACAGATGTCTCTATACTCACAGAATTTACAATCAGGAGTCATGTTTTTTGTCTTGTTCTTGTGGCCTTGTCGGACTATATCGCGACATGTGTATTTGAACCCATCGAAGATATTGTCAACCATAGAGGGTACAATATCAAGCTCACAACGGAAAAAGAAATTGCTAACATTATTGGCATACATATTGCCTTGCCGCAAGATCTCAATATCTGTGATACCTTTGAGCTCACAAGCACGTCGCCAAGAAAAGGGTGTGATGTTATTGCTTTTTGCCTGAGAGAATTTCCCTGATTTGGGCAACCATATTGGCATAGAAGCAGGAGTCGAATGAATATAGTCCCAGATGAAAGATTTTGGCATGACTCCTGTCATGATATACATGGCTTTTGCGTAAAGGTTCTTCTGAGTATTCATGACCAAGACATTTTGATCAGGCTTGCGATTGAATGTCTTATGATCACCCAACTTGCACATCTTTTCACCGTTTCGTCTATACTTGTAGACTTCATCGATGATACCATTGAAAATGATCGGTTCACCTTTGTAAGACCCAATCTCGATCTCGAATGGACGTTCTGTTTGGGTCGGCTGAGGAGAATCTTTGTAGATTTCTATGTAGTCAGAGAAAATTGACTGTAGATTGAAGAGATAATCCTCACCGAGCTCCTCTTGCCATTTGGGTGGGAGATCATAGTATGCATCCCCAATAGCTTTTTGAGCTTGAGCGAGTTCTTCAGGCCTGTTACGAAGCTCAAGAAGCTTGTGAAAGTCTGTACCAAAATACAAAGGCTTCACTGGAGCATTTTTGCGAAGACCCACATAATACCCAAGATAGTGTTTATATGGGCATCGCAGATAGGATGCAAATCGTGAATAGGAAAATTTCATATTGACCTCTCAAATAATGTGGTCGAGATGACAGGATTCGAACCTGCGACATCTTGGTCCCAAACCAAGCATTCTACCACTGAATTACATCTCGATAAAATCTTGCGAGTGCTGGTACCACTCGCAAGACAGTAAAAGGGGTTGCAGGGACTGGGGAAGCACCCTGCTGTAGCAGCTTCTTCTGCCTTGTAGATACGTGGCCGATCTACTTGACCCTGTTGTTTTTGCAGTACCATTAGAATTGGCCAGATTCCGTGGAGGTACAACAGTTACCTTGCCATATAATATATCAACGAGATGTGGACTCGTGATACCTTTGAAGACCCTCTATGGGGATACCAAGCCCATAGAGGGAAGAATAGGAAGAGGCTCAGGCTTGGCAAGCCTGATGATGCCAGAAACAGGACTCGAACCTGCAATCAGCTGATTACAAAACAGTCGCACTACCAATTGTGCTATCCTGGCATAGAATGCTTGGGACAGTAGGATCCCAAGCAGACTGTAAAGAAGCATACTGTGAAAACGGAGAAGTTTTATGACTATCCAAAACACCCTGCAGCATGGAGGTATTGATGATCCCTACTGATCATGGCTCTGTGTTTATGCGGACTTGCCACCGCTATCATACAGGTGCTCGCTTCCTGCATGAAAGTCACATTACAGGGGAAAATTCCCCTGGGGATCAGGCATCCTCGTACTCATCATCATCGTCGTCGACATCTTCCTCGTCGTCAACGACCTCAGGCTCCGGAGCTTTCTTTGTCTTCTTTGCTGCAGGCTTTGCAGTGGTCTTCTTGGCAGGAGCTTTCTTCGCGGACTTCTTCTTTTCAGGCTCCTTTTCCTCGGTTACTCGAGATGCACAGCGAGGAGTCTTGGCATCGACCTGCTTGCCAGTCTCACGGTCGAATGTGGTGGTGCGACCGTTCTTCTGAACGATGGAGACCGTCTTCTTGTCAGCAGCAGTGATCTCGAACTCGCCGAGATACATGCCAGTGAATGCATACATGTGTACCTTTTCGCCCTTTTTACGTGTGATCAGCATAATTGTGTCCTCCTATAAGACATTTAGATTTGTTAAGGTTCAACCTTGAATATATTGTACTCCTTTTGGAGTAACTTGTAAAGACCTTTTGTTGAATTTTCTGAAATTTTATTCAACAACATTGACTTCGCCATTGACCATACAATTCTTCAAAGAGATCAACTCATTTTGAGCAAAAGACTTACAGGCTCTGAATGCCTTGGTCTTTTCGGTTTTGCTGAACTTATTGAAGAACATGCGCTTAGCATCATCAACATAGAACGGATCGAAGAAGTTGAAGTCACCAGTGAGATCATAGAGCTGCTGAAATAGCTTTTCAAGAGCAAGAATACCCTCGCCACAGTTGAGCTCTTTGTAGCTCCAATTGAATTGTTTAACCAGCTTTGCAGCTTCCTTGACTTTGCTTACAGAGTATGTTGCCTTTTCCATTTTGAGTACCTCCGTTACATATCTTCCTTACAAGTAACATTGTACTCTCATTGGGAGCAATTGTAAAGAGGTTTTTGCAAAATATTTTGAAAATTTTAATGTGTGCCCCATGGACCCCAACCAATGTCTATGTCCAAAGGAACTCGAAGTTGAACTCCGAAGTCATCAAGCACTTTTGGGTGAAGCATAACTCTACGGATGACAGAGTCTACATAGTCTTTGTCTTCAATTCGGCACTCACCAATGATTGAGTCATGAACTGTAGCACCGATCCATGCAACACCCTTGAGCTCCTTATTGATTTGGGTTGCAGCAGAAATCAACAAATCAGATCCAGAACCCTGAACAGGTGTATTGATAGATCGCCTGGCAGCACTGGCTCTCTCCCATTTGTTCTGGGAGTATATCAAAGGAAGCTTCCGGAACCGACCAAACAGATTGTATACACCACCCTGTGCTTCGCACAGCTGCTCTTGCTCCTGATGCCAAGGAAGTAGTCTAGAGTACTTAGCAAAGAACAACTCACGGATATGTTCTGCTTCCTGTGGTGTAAAAGTCTGCCCATAGCTGTTGAGAGCATATGCAACGAACTTCTTTGCCATCATACCGTAAAGGAACCCGAAATTGACAGCTTTGGCCTTGCCACGCTCTTCTTTTGTGGGTTCACGACCACCTGTGAACAGTTTGGCAGTCTCAGTGTGAATGTCACCTTTCTCATGATAGATTCGGAGCATGGTTTTCTCATTGGCATAGTGAGCAGCGATACGCAACTCCAGCTGAGAATAGTCAGCTTCAAACAGAATCATGCCTGGAGCACCACTGAACAACCCTCGAATATCTTTCGTGCGAGGGACTTGCTGAAGATTTGGGTTGCTCGAACTTGTTCGTCCAGAAACAACATTGGTCAGATTGAAGCTGGCATGAATTCTGCTCTCATAAGAATCATCTTCCCATCTGTTAAGGAACATTTTGTTCCTTGTGGCAGCATCTTTGTACTGCATCAAGATGGTGGGAATCTCATAGCCTTTGCGAGCCAGCTTCTTCAGAGCAGAAGCCGAAGTAGACGGAGCACCTTTTGGTGTCTGTTCAAACACAGGCATCTTTTCAAGATCGTAGAATACATGAGCAACTTGAGCTGAGCTTGCCCAGTTGATGTCATAGTGACTTTTGAGCTTGCCAAGAAGAGATTCTTCCTCTTGCTTGTACTTTGCTCGAACAACTTTCAACTGGTTAAGGTCTATGTACAATCCATTACGTTCAATATCTCTGTATGCACAATATGCGGGACGGAGCAGCTGAGTATAGATCTTGAGCTGCTGAGAATTTGCTCGCTCCATAAAGAAGTTGAAAAGCTCCCAAGTATACTTGACGTCTTTCTTAAGATATGGAACAATGCTCTGAGCACCAGAAGTCTTTTCTTTTTTGGCAATATCCCAATCTGGAACACCCAAATAAGTTTGAGCCATATGTTTCAAGCCATGCTCAGCAGAAAGATCATATGCTGTAGCAATCAGCATAACGTCCTCATGAATTGGCAGCTTGATGCCATAGGCTTGTTCAAGGAACAGTGTATCGAACTTGCCGTTTTGAAATACTGTACGAACCTTGTGCTGCTTGAGCTTCTTCACAAGAGCTCTAAACCGATCTACTTGACCAGGCTTCTGTACATTGAAGATGTATCCTTTGAAGATTGGTTCACCAACGTCTTTGGAAAGACCAACGCCAATGAATGTGACCTTGTCTTTATATCGGTTAAGGCCTGTTGTTTCAATATCAATTGTAGCATACAAAATAGCTCACCTCTTTTCTATACGAGTGATTTTGAAGACCTTGCCAGGAACCATAATTTTTACAGCAAATTCTTTTGTATCAGGGTACATCAACCCAGAGATTGCTTCAAGTTGATTGGCAACATCAAGAAGAGAAACTTCCTTTGCGTCATCATCTTTGAATCGTACATCAGGATAGAGCTTGTATTGCTTCTTGAGAGCTTTGACACTTAGCTTCATAATTCTCTTCATGTTCATTATACTACACCCGCAAGATATTGGAAAGAGTGTAAAGGGCATTTTCATACTCTTGTGCGGAAAGATTGAGATCAGAGATGAGCTTTTTGTACCACTCATAAACATAGATATTATGTTTTGGCTCTTCTTTTGCTCTGTGCATCAAACGACGAAGCCGACTACTCTTTTGCTGCATCATCTTTGTCACCTCTTTCTCTTCCCTTTGGACAGTACCAGTTTTCTGGCTTTTCTGTTTTATCAAGACTGCAAAGCATCTTGAATACTCGTTTTGGTGCATTCTTCTTGTGAAATTTCTTGTAGAATTCACAATTCTTACAACGACATACTTTCTCAAGAGAATTCAGATCAAATGGATCATAACACCAATGGTAAAGGTTCTCTAATTGAGCAATAGCTGCATCAATTGAGATTTTTTGAGTCCCAAGCTCTGTTGGGAATTCTACTTCTGCATTTGGAGTTTTCTTTTTTCTACTCTTTAGGGTGTCTATTGCAATAGACAATACTTGTCGTGTTGTCATGTTCAGATACCCATACACTGAGAGACATACATATCAGCGGTGTGAGTATAAAGGACGTTCTCATATGCGCAACACGCAGCGGAATATCCTTTCCAATACTTTTCGCCCTCAAATGGACCCATGTGCCAACGAATGCACAATAGCTCCTCAAAGGTGAGCTGAAGGAATTGCTGAATTAAAGCTACACTGGCACTGCCATGCCCAGGAAGAATCACATTTCCTGTATGTGTAAAGGTTCCGTCCTCTTGCTTTGTATATAATTTCGTCTTGCAATAGTCATGCAACATTCCAACAATGTATGGTGACTCTTTTCGTTCCCAGTGAAGCCCCAGGCTCTGTGTGTAATCTACAAGTTGACATGTTACAGCAAATGAATGGTCAAAAAGACCACCCTCATAATTGCCATGATGAGAAGCTGCTGCAGGAGCAGTAAAGAACCCATCTTTTTCAAGCTGTTGAAGAATCCCTGTATTGTATGGACTTGGCAGGTAGTTCTTAAACAGATTGATACGCTGTTGTTTGGTTCTGTTGATTAGTGGTTGGCTTTTCATAGGATCACCTCTTAAATTGTTTGAGAGTTACACCTTTCCAGCTTGCCTCTCGTGTTTTTGGATTCCTGTATTCAAGGAACCCAAGAGACCTCATGTTTCGAATGAATCCGTGTTTCTTGTGGCATTCACGACCACTACTCACACAGAATTGAGCATATGCTTCATAGAGAGCATCCTTGCCGATATATGCTTCTGGGTCTTTCTTACACTTCTTCACAAGAAATGCATGAATACTATCAGAGTCCTGACGAAGACCCTCCACCATTCGATTGGAGCGCTCTGTACGAGGAATTGCTTCTACTGGCAGGAGGCTGAGCAGATACGGAATAATCTCTTCAACACTTTCTTCGCTGCAAAGGTCGTTGACATATGCGTCGTTAAGGAACAGCTCGTGGTTCATGTACAGAATTCGCATTCGTTTGTAGAATGCATTTGACTTCTCTTCGAGCTGAAGTGGGAGCTGGTTGAAAGAGAAGATCAGCTTGCAGAAAGGAACAAAGAAGAAAGGCTCTTTGCCTTTCTTTTCATGCATGATCTGGTCACCACCAGTGATCTTTTTTAAGTTCTCAATACTGCTCAATGGCAATGAACCATTATCACCACAAGAGTTCAGAAGTGTGTTGTATAGCTGGGCTGGATAAAATCGAGCACTGAGTTCATGCATACTCAAAGATGAGACATTTTCTCGCCCAACCATATTCTCAATGAATCGAAGCAAAACGGATTTGCCTGTATTGGACTGACCACAGAGGATCATGAAAGTTTTCAAGCCATAATTCAAGGTCAAACAATATGCCATGTACTTCAAGGCCATCTTGATATCTTCCTTGTTAAGGCAAGTCTTTTTGAAGAATTGATACAGTCTTGTATTCACAAAAGGAACATATTCACCCACCTCATGTGGGATTTGCAATGTCTGTAGATATTTACTGTCATGAGGAAGAAGCTTCCCTTGCTCAATATCCCAAACACCATTCTTAAAATTGATGAGATTGTGATCCTTGTTAAGGTCTTTTGTCTCTTTTTGAAGTCGTGTATCATCGATGATCAAGCGGAAGCACTCCATGATTCTCGCCTGAGTGATCAAGCTGTCAACCATGATCATATCACGAATTGTATTGCGAACATAGCTGCTGGCTTCCTTGTA